CCGCACCAGACCTTGTAGAGCTCGTACCACTCCTTTGACAGGGCCGGCCGCGGCTTCACCCCGGGGATGTCGTTGCCATAGAGCTCATCCAGAAACCGCTGCGGGCTGTCCTGGCTCAAACCGATCAGCTCGCGCTTGGCATCGGTCATCGGGGGGTTGGTGCCGTTGCTGAAGTTGCCCAGGTCCAGGCGAAGCAGGTAGTCGTGCAAGGCGGCAGTTCCCCCGTTGCGGATTTCCTCCATAGCATCCTCATAAAACTCCTGCGTCAGCTTGTCCGGTGTCCAGATCACCGCATGCCGGCGGTCGTCTTCTTCCAGCACGACCGGCATCGCCTCGTTGGACAGGAACACCAGGTTGGCGTGGTTGTCTTCCTCATAGGCCTGGATGTTCTTGGGATTGATGCGGATCCGGTCGCCGGTGATGAGCGCCTTGAGCTTGTTCTTGAGGTGGTAGACCTCAGTGCGGGCCACCACTTCGTCGGCCAGCAGGAACAGCTTGCGGCTGGCCCAGTCGTTGAACTTGTCCTCCAGTGCGGCCTGATCGAGCACGCGGCCGTAGTCCCCGAACAGCTTCATGTACTCATCGAAGAACATGTTCTTGCCGGTGCCCTGGGGGCCGTGGATGACGATGGTGCTCTTCATCTTTGCGCCGGGGTGCTGCAGCGGGTACGCCAACCACTTGAGCACCCAGTCGTAGAGGGCCTTCTGGTTGGCCTCGTTACCGCACATGTGCCAGAGCAGGTGAAGCAGCTTCGAGCACTCGCCGGCCTTAGGTGTGGTGGGCCAGCCGGCAAACAGGTTGCAGGTAACGCCCTCTTTCGTCCCCGAGGGATCGAAGTCGACTTCGCGCACGCGCACGATGGATCTACCGGGGTGTTCCATCCAGGCCCGGTGCAGCTCGCGCCGAACACAGGCGTGGCCCATGTCACCCAAGGCCATCAGCATGTGTTCTTTGTGATCGAACACCGTGCCGCCCTGCCCATACACCAGGGCGAAGCGCTCCAGCAGCTCATCGAGGGAGTCGATGGGCTTGAGCGGCACCTGCCCCGCGCCCCCGCTGGTGGTGCTGGACGCGCTGCGATTTTCGGTCCGGGGTCGCCACGAAAGCTCCGTGATGCGGGCTTCGACCTGACTGCGCACGACGTGCAGGCCTTCGAGCACGTGCAGGTCGTTGAAGTCACTGACCTTGCGGCCGATGTCGATGAAACGCTCCCGCCGGCCGGGCTCATCGGCGAAGGCCGGTAGTAGGACTGCTCCGCCCACGTCGAGCGCGGCCGCTTCTGCGCCGAGCAACCCGGCGTTTGATGACTCGTGCGGCTCGCCGCATGTGGGACAGAGCTCGGGGTTGTCAGCCAGCACCAGGCGCGACTTGCACTTACGGCACTTCTGCAGGACGTCGTCATCGCCGCAGACAAGCACCTTGGCGCTGCGGTAACGCTTGGCAAGAACTGCTGCCACTGGCATCAGGTTGCCCGCGTCGAAGGCAACCGCCACCGGATAGCCGGTGGCCATGTGCAGGGTAGCCGCGGTGGCATAGCCTTCTGCGACCAATAGGATCCACTGCGGCGTGCCGCCGATAAGGTGGAAGTGGCCCTTCTTGGCAAGGCCCGCCGGCCAGAATTCCTTGGCCGGCTTGTTCGCGGCCTTGGCCTGCTTTGCGCTGCGCAACACCTGCAGGCCGTGTACCGCGCCATTCGGATCCAGTAGCGGAACCAGGGCGACGCCACTGCGGCCGTAACGCAAGCCAAATGCCTGGACGGCCTTGTCGACCAGGTATTCCGCCTCGCCATCAGCCAGCGCCTTGGTCCAAGCCGAGGTCGCGCGAGCGGCAGCACGCCGGCTCTGTTCCAACCGGGCCGCCTCGGCTCGCCGGCGGTCGTCGGCCAGTCGGCGCTTGAGCGCTTCGCGCTGCTCCTGGCTGAAAGCGCTATCCCGCTTGCGCAGTTCGACCTTCTGCGCTCCGTTGTCATTGCCGTGCCAGACGCCGAACGTGCCGACGATCAGCGTGTCACCGCTGCTGGTGTTGAGTTCGTGCAGGACATACCAGCCTCGGCGCTCGCGAGAGCCCTCCACCTTGCAGCGGACCATGCGCCCACTGACATCCAAGGTGTCGAGGATCAGGCCCGCATCGGTCAGCTGGCCATGCACATCATCGTAATTCGCAGACATTCAGTAAGTTCCAGAGCCGCTATCTACACGAGCAGTGCGCGTTTGGTTACCCGCAATGGGCAGGCACGGGGAGGACCCATCGACTGGCGCTAGTTCAGGCTCGAAGTTCAGTTTCGAGGGTTTAGCGAAACTGAATCGCTCGCGCGGTTCTTCGATGCCACCCCGGGGGGATGGGGCAAGGTCAGTGATTGTCATGACTTTCCGGACTCGCCAGGGGCAAGTCGCATTGCCGCCCTTCCCGCTGTTCCTGCGCGCTCCAAAGACGGGCACGCTCGGCCAATGCTTCATCGCCAACCGGGCCAGGCTCGGCTCCGGACAGCAAGCGCTCGATGTTCTCTATCTCTGTGCGCGCTGCGGCGCTGATGATCCGACGACCGTTCACTGTCCGTGCCCGGGGCGGTCGGTAGATGGCCACGTCATTCACGCCGCCGGCCTTTCTTCAGTGCACGCCGCAGGTTTCGTTCCATGCGGTGACACATCGTGCGCAGCGCCTGCAGTGCGTCCAGCATCTTGTCTGCTTCAACCAGGGTCACCTGGTTATCGGCCAGAACATCCAAGGCCACCGCCGACAGCTCTCCGCAGAACTTGGACACGTGCAATAGCTTGTCCCTGATCGCTGCGACCTCATCGGGCCATCCCCCCTCCGGCGCGGCTGGAACGTGATCAATCGCCAGGTTGAACTGCGCTGCCAATGAGAGGATCCAGTCCGTTGCAATAGGCGTACCGGCTGCTTGATCGAGCATCCATTCGGTCAGCATCTCCAGCATCTCCATGGAGATGGACTCACCCTCCAAGCCGCGCAGCTTCTTGCGCAGTGTCTCGCCCTTAATGCTTACGCCGCGGCGTTCGGTCAGGTAGGCAGCTGCAGCGATCACGCTACCTGGCATCTTGGCTACAGCGTTATAAGCGGCATCTCGCCAGTAGATGTCTGAGCGCGCGCAGGTCATGGCGCCATCCCCTGAAACCCTGCGCATTTCATCGTTCCAGGCTGAGCATAGTTGACCGCACTATGCTTTCCATGAGCGAGATCATTCACTTCCAACAGCACATGCACTTCACCGCGCTCCGCACGTTCGATGCGAAGCTCGGCGTAGGAGGCGTCGTGGCCATCTTCTTTTGCCCGGAGAGGGCCACGACTACACATGGAGCGCCACCTCCCACGAATGAAGAGGTCTGCCTGCGTGTCGTCGCAGCTGACTCAGGCTCACCCAGTCGTCCTCGGATAGGGCCAAGCCGTCGGCGTGAGTGGTCGTGAGGTCGCCCACTTCAACTAAGCACCCTACTTCACCGTGGCCGAGACCAGTCTCAAGGGGGATCAACCCGCTGTTACTCATGCGGCCGCTCCGACGCCGAACAGCTCGGGCCGAAGCAGCTTCAGCTGCAACCACCGGAGTTCAGGGATCGACTTGTCCTCGGCCCATTGGGCAACGGCAGCTCGCGATATCCCGAAAAGATCGGCCAACGCCGCATCGGTCTCGAAACCGAGTGCGGTCCTCACTGCTCGCTTGGTCAGGGGCTGATTCATGGCGTGCCAAGTATTAAGAGGTCTTAGCATTGAGTCAAGCCCCCTTTCCACCCGCCTTGTTAAGCTGGCTTATGCCCAATCGAACCCTCGGCCAGCGCCTCCAGAGCGCAATGCAATCCGCCCGCCTGGCCAAGCCAGCGGACCTTGCGCGGGCGTCTGACACCACGACTGCGACTATCAGCAACTGGCTGAATGACAACGTCGTGCCCGAACACGTCAAGGCCGTTCAGCTCTTCAAGATTGCCGATGCTGTCGCAATCGACCCTCGCGAACTTCTATTGGGTGAAGCAAGTAAGGCTGGCAAAGGTGAGCTTTCTGCGCCGTCTCAACCTGTGACATTGGATGACTGGATAGTTGCGTTCCAGCTGGTTGCGGAGGCCCTTGATGAGCGAGGACTCACGCTTCCACCCAACAAGCGGGCCGAAGTCACGCTCTTAGCGTACGACCTGCTTCAGGAGGGACTGCAACGGGCGAAGGTGCTGCGCTTCGTCCAGGCTGCCGCAGCATGATCGCGGCGATAGGGGATCAGGATGTCTCGAGACAAG